TAAAATACTTAAAGGTGGGAATGCTATTCGCGGTTTAGGCGAAGGTGCGGGTGCATTTGGAGAAGGCGTATCTCAACTAGATAAAGCCGACGCTGCTGAAAAACGGGCATTGGCTAGCATGGACTTCAACCTCAAGGACGCGCAGCGCAAGGAGCGCATGGGCTTGACCAAAGAAGCTATGACTTCCTTTACTGATGCGCAAAAAGATAAGATTGCTGCTGATAAAGCTAGGCTCGAAGCACTTAAGGCTGCGGTTAGAAGCACTACAGATGCTGGCCGTGCGTTCCGCGCACCTGCCGCTGGTAAACCCGGAGCGGGTCCGAAGATTGCTGAGCAATTGGCTGCTGCGGAGATTGAGCATGAAACTAACCCAACAGATGCTTCGTTGAAGAAAGTTTTGGCCCTGCGTCGAACAATGCTCCAGACTAAGACTACGGATGCTGGACAAAACAGAGTTGATATGGCCAATGCGCAACGTCTGTCTGGCGAAAATAAAGCTGTACAGGCTGCGATGGGCAAGTTCCAGTTCAACCCAGTGTACTTGGACGCACTGAACGAAAGCCCAGCAAAAGCAGCGACGGTGTATCAAGCGGAATTGGATAAGCAACGTGCGTTGTTTCCAGCAGCGCCATCAGCGGGGGGTAGCGTGAACAGAAATGCAAGTCCACCTGCTAGAATCAAATTTGACGCTAAAGGCGAAGAAATCAAATAAGGAGTGACCAAATATGGCTATCGAAGCAGAGTTGGCAGATGGCCGTATCCTTGAGTTTCCTGATGGTACAGACCCAGCGGTAATCCAAAGCACTGTTAAACGGATCATGGGGGTTGGCTCAGCCCCTGCCGCCGCTCCTGCACCTGCGCAAAAACCAGCACCTGTACAACAAGCGGAGCCACAAACCGGGTATGACTTTGGTGCCGCAATGGCAGCGGATATTGCTCCTGCTCCAGCGCCTCGGAAAAGCGTGTTGGAGGGTCAAGAAATATTAGTTCCTGCGTATGAAGACCCGATGCTTGACCCCCGTTTTGTTGCTCAGGTTCAGGCGCAACTGGATGCTTTACCCGCAGATCAACGCCAAGCGGCATTGGAAAAGTTGCAATCCAAAGGGGTATATGGCCGCGCCGCAAAAGTAGTTGCTGGTCGTTACGCTGCTTTGGACGAAGGTGTCTCGCCGACTCTTAAGAAAGCTACTGATCGCCGACTGGAAACACAAACAGAACGCTTTGCTGAGCAAGGACTGGACCCAGAAGCCTCTAAAAACTTAGCGCGGCAGCAAGCCTTAGAGGGCCGCACGCGCCCTGACTTACAGTCAATGTCCCCCGATGTTGTTGGCGAGCAAGCCGACAAAGCGGCTGCTGAGCAGGCTGAAGCATTTAGAGACGCTGGGTTTTGGAAGCGCGTCGGCGGGGAAGCAGGGTCTCAGATGAATAAGAGCGGGCTTGGCTTGCTCAGTGCTTACGCTGACCTGACCGGCGACAAACAAATGTCGGCAAGCCTAATTGACGCACGTCGTGTTGAGACCGCTCGTGGCGCTGCTATCCCTAAAGGCGAAGGTATTTTTGAGAAGTCCGCCCAAGGCGCGATGTCTTCTTTAGCAGCCCAAGCCCCGATGATGGTTGTCGGTGTTTTGACCGGCACTGCTGCTCCAGTTCTTGCACAAGCTGCCCTTCAGCAGTTTGGTGATGCGTATGGCGAAGGCCGCGCCGCTGGCTTAACCGGTAAACAAGCAGCTACCCGCGCTATCCCTCTTGCCACCGCTGAAGTTTTCTTTGAGCGTTTTGGTATGACCAAGGCGTTGAAGGGCTTGCGTGCTCACGTCGATCAGTACGGCGCTAACAGTGTTCCTGCGTATGTAGCTAAGGCGATTGCAACTGAAATCCCAGCAGAGCAAGCTACGACTATTACGCAATACGCAATTGACGCAATTCCCGGGCTTGGTTTGAACCGCAAGCCAAGCATGAATGACTTGTACAAGCAGATGGAAGAGACGTTTCGTCAAACCGTACTTCAAGCCGGTGCTACTGCGGGTGTTGTAACGGGCGTAACCAAAACTGCTCAAGGCGTAAATCAACTTTTAGACAGAGACCGGCCAGAATCTTACAAACAAGACCAAAGCTACCAAGGTCAAGCTGAAGAAATGATGCGCGAGAAAGGGTTCTTGACCCCTGAAGGGAAGCCGGGGCAGCAAGTAGAACCGCCTCTCGCCCCACCTGCCGAAACTCGAATTGAGCCAACGCTGGATGAAACACAGTTATTGGCTTCGGCAGCGCAAGAGGAAGCCTCTCCAACCGTTGAAACCGCTACAGCACAAAAAGTATCTGCGCTCGCCGAGCGGATTGCGTCCCGTGGCGTTGACCCGGAAGATGCGCTTCGTATTGCTACAGCACAAGTAGACTCGGACGAGCAAAAGAAGCAGGCTGCGGATGAAGCAGCGGCGCAAGAACTGCCGACTTATTACCCCCAAGAAAAGGGCAACCGCCTGAAAGAAATCTTTCTTGAGTTGGTCGATCAAGGCATCCCGCCAAACAAAGCGCAGTTGATGGCCGGTCAACAGCTTGCTGCGGAAAAAGAAGATCGCAAGATTGCTGCGGCGCAAGGGCGTAACATCAAAAAGGCTAAAAAGAATGCGGTTACCCAAGCACCTACAACGGGAGCGGAAAATGTTGGACAACCTATCGCCGAAGCAGGTGGAGTTAGCTCTGAGTTGGTTAGACAGCCCGATCAAATCGAGCCCGCCGGAGGAGCTATTGAGCCTACAGCCGATGGAGTGGTTCCTGCTGGACAGGATGTTAGCGAGCCTGTTGCACGAAAAAGAGTCGAGCCCGTTGCAGTAGCAAACCCTGAATCCAGAGAAGCCTACGCTGAGCGCATGCAGAAAGAAAAAGTCGCGCCCATTTATGAAGACACAGACGGGCGAGTGAACCGTGTTGCTGATCGATACGAACAAGCCGGTATGCTTGAGAAGGCTGCGCAAGTGCGCGAATCCTTGCAAGTAAAACGTCCTACATATATAAGTACCGCTGAATTAGAAGTTCAGCAGTATCAAGAATTAGCTGTCCCCGAAACTCCCCTAACCCCCGCCGCTGAAGTAACAGAAAAAGGTAAGCGTGGCCGCAAGCCCCTGCCCGTTGAACAGAAAGCTGAGTCCGACGCACGCCGTAAGCAGCAACGTGTTGACTTCAATGCCACAAGCCGCTCGGTCGGTAAGATTGAGGCTGACTTAGCTAAAGCCGTTGAACCTATCAACGAAGCGGAGATGGACACTGACGAGCAGCTTAAAACGGCGCAAGAAGAAAAGCGCGTCAACAAGAACGCCGCCGTCCGTGCGTTGTATTCCCTGAGCAAAACAAACAAAGGCGCACCGGGTAAACGTGCCACCGAAGCGCTTAAGAATCCGGTAATCACTCCGCGTGAACTCAATGACGCCGCCGCTGCCTACGAACTGCAAAAGAAACTAGGTGGCCCGTCAGCTAGCCGTTCTTCACAAGGTGTACCTGATCCGGCTTTTGCCAAGTTTAAAAACGGCGCACAGGCTCTGACGCATATTATCAAGACTTCCAAGAACCCTATTGAGAAGTCATTTGCTGAGCGCCTTCGCAGCATTGCGGCTGATGTTGAATTTATGGTAATTGAAGAAGGTGACGCGCTGCCACCAATGCTGCAAAAGCCGCGTAATGCTGAAACGTGGGCTCGTGCTCGTGGTTTGTTTATTCAAGACGGCAAAAAGCGTTACGTGTTTGTTCGTGGTACCAGCTTCCCTAGTAACGACATCGGCGCTAATAACATTACGGTGCTGCACGAGTTGTTGCATGCGGCTACAAACAAAAAGATTGAACTCGGCATGCTGGCGAGCCTGCGAGGGTTTGACGCAGATGCAAAAGTCACTAAGTTTGTTGGAGAGCTTAGCGAACAGATGAACAGGGCGTCTCAATTCTACGGATACTTAGAGGGTAGAGGCGAAGTTTCTAGGGAGTTGCGCGGGTTGGTTAGGTCTACTGAAGACACCGACGAAGAGACCGGTGAGAAAGACTACAGCATCTTCTCATTGCCGCATGAGTTTTTGGCGTACGGCATGTCGGACCCAGTGTTTCAAAACTTCCTGATGAACTTGCCTAGTAACAAGAAAAACGTGTCTGAGTTTAGCCGCTTCGTTACTAGCATCTTGGACTTGTTCAATTTTGGCAAAGACAAATTTAACGCGCTGTCGGATTTGATTAACGTCACCGACAAAATTCTATCCGCAAGAAAAACTTCTACCATGCGTTTGGTGGAGGAGGGCATGCCGAGTGAGAGTGAACCATCTGCTTCTGCCGCGCTACCGCCAGAGGACGAGGAAGTTAAACCCGGCACGCTGAGCAAAACCGCACAGCCTGACCTTCGTACCGCAAAAGAAGTTGAGCGCGACGTAGACATTGCAATCAACCAAGTCATTGAGTCCCGCACTGCGGAAGAATTGGCAAAGAATACTAGTGCATTGCAGCTTGCCACTGACCCTAAAGCTCTGGCGGGAGCGGCTCGCCGTGCGTACAACTCGGCTTCTTACGAGTCCAAACGAATTCTTTTAAACGGCGCGACGACTGATTTCTTGGTCGAAATGGGAAGTGTGGAAATCCCTGAGCTTACCAATACATACCGCTATATCCAAGAGATGCACGGTATGACTGCTCGTTTGATGGAAGGCGCAAACGATCCTAGTACGGTTCTGTTCAATGCGGTTAAGAGCGAACCCAAGATGATGCAGCAACTGTATGACTTGGCGCTTGAGTCTACGCTTGCTGAGATTGACCCGTCAACTGACCGACGCAGTACCAAACTTAACGCTAAATACGATACGTTGTCAAAAAAGGCTCAGAACGCATACAGAACCGTCCGTGACTATTTCACTGACATGGTTTCGCTGTACAGCGCTCTACTTGATGAGCAAATTAGTGAGTTGGGTGCGTCGGCTGAAGACAAAGCCAATTTGATGTCTAAGCTAAAAGCCGTCTATGAAATTGGCAGCAAGATTGTTCCGTACTTTGCGCTTGTGCGCCGGGGTAATTTCTGGTTGCGTGTAGATGGGAAGGGAAAACAACGTCAGTTCTACATGTTCCGAACTATGCGAGAACGCGACAAAGTTGCCGACGAACTTGCTTCGCGCCGTAAAAGTTCTGTTGACGAGTTAAAAGACACCAATGAGTTTGAAATTGGTAACGACATTCGTTCTTTGCGTTTGGACTCCTACGACAACTCTGCGCCTACATTGACCGCTTTGATGGATGCAATTGACAACATGAAGCTATCCGGTGCTACCGCAGAGGGGATAGCGGAATCAAAAGACAAGTTAAAAGACGCGGCCTATCAGCTATATCTGATGTCTTTGCCAGACCAAAGTTTTCGTAAAAAGTTTATTTCGCGGGAAGGCATTACAGGTTTTACTACCGACTTGCTTCAGAACTTCTCAGATACCGCATCGACTATGTCCGTGCAGTTGGCGCGTATTAAATATAGCCGCAAGGTTCGCAATTCTTTGTTAGCCGCACGTAAGTCAATTGCCAACCGACCAGACCTGCTTCCTTACACCGAAGAGATGGGGACTCGTGTTGCGCTTGAACTGCCTGTTAACTACGATGAATCTAAACTAACTAAGTACACGGACGCAGCTGCTAACTTTGGCACTCGCGCCTCTTTCTTGTACTTCTTATCTGGGGCTTCATCCGCACTGCTTCAGCCTATCAGTATCGTGCAATTTGCTCTTCCTCTGCTTGGGGCACGTCATGGGTACGGGGCTACTGCAATTGAGATGAGCAAGATGATGAAAGTGTGGAACGCTTACGGTATTTCTCGTAAGAATTCTGACGGCACTACGACTTTTATCATGCCAACACTGCGTAATTCTAGGGCTGTCCTTATGGACTCTGTAGAAAAACGCGCAATGGACCAAATGATTGGTCGCAACATTGGCCAAATTACTTTGGCTGGTGAACTGATGGCGCGTAAAAACGTGCCAACCGAAAAAGTTTTGAGCACTAAACGACGTATTGCTAAAGACGTTTGGTGGGGCGCAACCAGTGCGTTGATGCAGACGGCTGAACGCTTGTCCCAAGAAATAGTGTTCCTAACTTCGTTCCGTCTATCCCGTCGTAACGCCAAGGCAAAGTTCCGCAAAACTAAGGCTTATATCGGGGCAAAAAGCGTAGGTCAAGCTATGGCCGACTTTGAAGAAACTAACTTTCAAAGCTGGATTAATCAAGCTACTATTGACACGCATGAAGCGCTCGGCAACATGACCGCCGAAAACCGTCCACCAATTATGCGTGGCTCGGGGGGTAAGCTGGCGTTGCAATTTAGAATGTTCCCCTTGCACAGCTACATCATGCTCGGAAAAAACGCTGCAAAGATGATCGGCTTGATGCCCGCTAAAGACCGCGCCGAGGCTGCAAAAACTTTTTGGGGGCAAATGGGTACGACTCTTGTGTTAGCTGGCGCTGTTGGAGTTCCGGGTCTTTACACAATGATTGGTTTCTTAAGCGGAATGTGGCGGGATGAGGAGGAGTTAAGACCCGCCGACTTGCAAGAGCTAGACTGGTTAACTTACTTCCGCCAAAAATCTTTGCCAAAGCAGCTTGGCAACGACTGGGCTAGATTGGTTGATCGCGGTGTGCTTAACTACACTACCGGTGCGGACTTTTCCAGCCGTTTGAGCTTAAGCTTCTCTAACTTGTTCTTCCGTGAAGGTAAAGAAACCAAAACGGAACGTGAATTTGCTAGTGAAAAAGCAATTGAACTCATGGGTCCTTCGGTAAATCAAGCGCTTACCTACGCCGACGCCATAGATGCGTTTAAAAAAGGCGACTACCGCACAGGTGCCGAGAAACTAGCTCCAGCCTTTGCTCGTAACTGGATGTTTATGGTCAAGCAAAAAGAAGAAGGGGCTAAAGACAACAGGGGCGTACAGCTTCTCTCTAAAGACGCCATCAGTACAGGTGAATTAATTTGGCGGGCCGTAGGCTTTAACTCCGACGCGCTTTCTGATTTACAGACCAACAACTTTAAAGTTATCGGCATAGAGCAAAAGATCAATAACGAGCGCGACAGAATCCTAGACAGGCTTGACCTGCATCTGCGCGACCGTAACATGAAAGAGTACCGCAAGGCGTACGAAGATATGGGTAAATTTAACGCTAAGAACCCGTGGGTGGCTATTGATGACATCGCCGGTTCGCTTGAGAAGAGGCAAGAACAGCGTGGCCAGTCTTGGCGTGGTGTGGCAATTACTGAAAAGAACGCGCCGTATGCTGCGGAAGCCTTGTCCAAGTCGCGGGCTGATGCAATGGAAAAAAGAAAGAAAAGCCAGAGAGAAATAAAAAACCCCCGGTGTTTAAGCCGGGGGTAAGAATGGCTGCAAAGCCATCAAGGAGAACAACGGCTCCAGTCTAGCCTAAGTGCGCCAGACCCGCAATCCTTTGATGCCTTCCTCAATGGTTACTTTTGTAACAATGTGGATTTTCAATCGGCGCGTTACTGCGGCTAGGGTTTTCCTAGCTTTTTCGTGGTCTATGCAGGGCATGAAGATAGAGTACCCCACACGAAACTTTTTCCAGTCAACTCGGTAAGTTACCGTTTCTATCTTCATTGGTCAGCGCGTCCAGTGGCACGAGGTTTTCAAACTTCTTGGTGTCAAAGTGCAGGGCGCGAACGGCTGGGGAGACCATCTTCATGCCCTTTGACATGCGCTTGTTGACCGCGTCGATAAACGCGCCTTCGTCTTTAAGCTGCTTGAGTGCGTCCCTGTAGTGGATTTGCAGCTTCACGCAGTAGTCTTTGAACGCCTTAGCAGCGATAAACAGGTGGCCGGTATCTGGCTCGTAGCGCAGTAGCAACTCACCTTTAGGCTCGGCAGTCGGCAGGGATTCCATCTTTGTTCGTGCGTCAACCGTACCGTTCACCACCAGCATGTTGTGAACATGGGCGTTCATAAACTCGCCGAGCATGACTTTGGGGTCTGAGGCAGGTGGGGCTACTTCGTCGCGCATCTCGCCCAGCATGCCGATCATCCACTTGTAGACTGCCTTCATGTCGTAGTCGTGCAAGCCAAGCTCCTTGGCAATCAAACCACCAGCTATGTTGATAGCCGCAGCCGCCGACCAGAAACGCTCCCGTGCGGTGAACTGGACTTCCTTGTCGATTCGGGCTTGAATACTACGCACCAGACTGATCGCCTCTTCCAAGTTGTTCACGAGCCACTGGGCGTAAATGTCACCGGCATGGCCGTAGTTCTCAAGCATTTGATGGTCAAACATCTGCTTGCCTTCTTCAACGCTGATGATCGTACTCGGCGAAATCTTGTACTCCAGCAAACGCATGGACTCGCCGTCTGGGGAGTTCTTTGCCGCACCGAGTTTCTCGTAGAAGCTGGCGTTCGATGAAGCCAGAGTCATGTTGTTCCACTTGGTATGGTTAGCGCGAAGTTCATTGGTCTGAGACTTAGCTCGGTCTTTGCCCCTACCCTGAGATATGCTGTAGGCCAAGTCAGAGAACTCCATCGGGGTGGTGTTCGTAATCTCGTCGATGGTATTGGGCAGGTTGTTCATCACACCGAGGCGCATCATCTTGGCATTGAGTGTGTCTTTCCACATGGACGACAGGTCTTTGGGGTGACCCCATACGCTATTGCACATGAACAACGCTGTCGATTTGCCTGAACCTGACGTCTTGTGAATGACGTTGATAATCGCGCCGCTCAAACCAGTGAACTTCAACAGGGGCGAACCAAACGCCGTAAGTGCAGCGAACGCATGAGGCTCAAGGCCCGGACGTGCGTACATGTTGAACACCTCTTTCCACTTCTCAAACGTGCCCTTGGACACGAGCTTCTCGGCAAAACTGCGTGTGACCGCCGATGGTGGGCTGTAAAACACCCCGTCTTTTGTAATCTCTCGGTCGCCGACAATAAACTTGCTGTCGTTGTCTACCCATCCAAATTGTGTTCTCATAACTTCTGCCTTCCTTACGTACTGTAAATTTTTCATGGACGCCACGACGAAGATCGCCAGTAGCTCATGTTGCTTTTGCGTGGCCATCACACCGTGGTGCGATAGCTGTTTGCGTAACTCATCTTTCGCCGAAATTGACGTAGCTGGGATAGAGAACTCCTTCACTCCATCGTGCGGCAAGTGCAGCCGAAACAACGCAACTTCCCCCGCTTCAGGGTCGGTCATGCGCTTAACCACATACAAGTCGTGCTCGTAGACCAGCACGGATTCGTCCTCGTCGGTTACCCCCTTGCGCCAGATACCGCCTCCCTTGGCCCGAAAGAAAGGGAATGGATACTCTGGAATACGGTAGTGCCCTATCGCCGGGGTTTCGTTTTCAACTTCCGGTATCTCAGCCTTCACTACGTATTCGCCGTCCTCAACTTCAGCTTGGGCTACTTCTATGCCCAAAACAATCGGGGATTTAATCTTGCCTTTGTGGGGGCAATCTACGCAGCCAGTTGGGTTGAGCTTCTCAAATGTCAAGCAGTGGTGAGGGCCAGCACTTGCAACCAACTCGGCGACCTTTTTGTCCACCTCCGCTGGGTTGTACCCGGGGTACTGACTTGACATCATGTGCGCAGCTTTGTCTTTGTCCACGCAGAACGCAGCAATAGACAGGGCCGAGCGCCACAACGGTTCCTCAATCGAATCTTGGTTTTGAAAGCAGTAGTTAAGCTGGGCGCAGCCGTTCTCTGCTTTCATCATAATGGTCTTAAACCGCTTGACCTTGTTCTGCATCAAGGCTTCCATCATTGGGCTGATGGACGGTAAAAAATCAGGTTTGTCGTCAATGGGTTCGGCAGCGCCGAGCAGTTCTTTCCATTGGGTGTACGTCAGAGTCTGTGTGTTCTCGTTGAGAACTGTGACTTCCATCGGTTCGGCTTGCTTAAAATTCAACGTGCCGGGGATGCGCAGTACCCGTGCTGCTTCAAATACGGAAGAATCCACAATGAGACCGTGCTCGACACACAGTTCACGTAGGCGATTTGCAAAGGGGAGCCAGTGGCCGCGCTCAATAGTTTCCTCAATCAGCCAGTAGGCGTGTACGCCGTAACCTGAACTGACCATGATTGGGCGGGGCATACCTGCGGCTATGCAGAACTTCTTTAGCTCATCCAAGCCGATTTGCTGCGTGAGATACCCTTTGATGACGCCCTTCTCATCAGGTACGCCCTTGGTCGGGCCGCAGTCAATGTCCATCCACAGTGCGCGGAAATGTATGGCGTTATCTGCTGTGCGTTTGTTTAATGGGCCGTACTTGGCGCACCCAAAATACACATCAAATCCGTTGTCCACCAGCTTCTTAGCCTGTGCCTCTACCTCTTCCCTCGTATCAAAAAACCTCTGGTCTGCGTATTTCCCAAGCCCAAGCACAGAGTACCGGCCAGCGGCTGGCAGTACAGTGTCGAGAAGGTCAAAGTTAGACATATCTTTTCTTTTAGGGACGGCTACGCAGGGGGCCGAAGCCCCCGTACGCGCACGGATTATTTTTTCGCCTTGAGGCGCGGAAGCAAACGCTCGATTTGTTCGCAGTGAGCGCGGCTGGGGGAGGTTGTCCCCCAGAACCAGTTGTAGATGGTGGCTCGACTCACGTCAAGTTTCCCAGCTATCTCGCTCACAGGAATATTAAACCGTATGCAAGTACGCCCAAGGACAACGCCCCATGACTCATCATCCGCCGCTTTATTGGCTTCAACAAGTTGGAAGCTGTATCCGTAGCTCATTGCTTACTCCTCGTCAGACCAAGCCTTGACCACGTCATCCAGCCCCTTTTTCACAGTGGGGGTAGGTGTAGTGGCTTTAGTGCTTTCTCGTTTGACCGGCTCGGCGACTGCGGCAGCAGCTTTCGGAACAGGAGCGGCCAGAGCAGGGGCACGGCCAGACATATCCGCTTGGTACGGAGTCATGGTGACCATCTTCTGCACTTCTGGTTTCTTGGCAACTTCGCTTGTCACTGCGTACTGGTCTTTGTTAATGAACCGAGAAGGTGTGAACAGGATGGACTGGTTGTCATTGTTCTCGTTAAAGCTCAACGTGGTAACAACGTAGTCCAAGCTCTTACCGTTGTTGGCCAAGTACTTGGTGTAGTTCTCAAAGGTGTGGGTGTTGTCGGCAGTGCCGTCACCGAACAAGGACTTTGAGGCCAAGTTCAGTTGATAGACTTCACCCTCCAAGGAAGTACCAAAGTCTTCCACCAAGTTCACAGCAATACGGCGTGAGTAGCGGCAAGCCTTAGAAGTGCCTTGGCCTGAACCTTTAATGTTCTGAGCACAAGTGTCGCAACGGCTAGCTTGCGGGGAAGCGGAACCAGCGTCAGGTGCTGCGCCATCATTAGAGAAACAATCTGGGGCGCTCGGCTCGGCATCAGGTGTCCACGGCTTCACATAAAAGATACGACCGACTTTAGGCGATGCGCTCACGATGACGACTTCAAGGTCGCCTTTAACTTTACCCATCTCTTCGCCGCCGACCATCTTACGGAAGATGCCGTTCTTGGGCACGATGCGCTTGACGCCGCTCTTGCCAGCGAGGGCTTTGGTTAAATCACTGACGCCAGCAGTTTGCAGGAAGTCAGGCAGGTCTTGGTTCAAAAGTGTAATGTTGCTCATTTTTCAATTCTCCGTTTAAGATTTTGCGCGTCGGACGACGACTGTGTATTCGTTCTCAACATTCAAGCCCATAGGCATGACGTTGGGATTTTCGGCTAGGAAATCTTTCATGTTGGTTTGGTGCAAACGCTTCTCAAGCAAGCCAAATGCACTGTGTTCCTTGATGAAAGAGTACATGGAATCCCAATCGCCAGTCCAGTATTTCGACTTGACCGAACGAATGATCGTTCCGTGTGGGGTACGAATGCTGTCAGCACCCATCTCTTTGCAGGTATCGAGCATCTGCTCGGCCAGCATCTGTTGCTGCGCTTCGAGGTCTTTATCGACGTTCTCAAACTCACGTTTGTTATCGGCGCGTCTGTCTCGAATCTTCAAGTAGACAGCGGTAAGCTGGTCTAGGTCTGGCCGTTCGGCCACTTCATTTTCTTCACTCATCTAACACTCCTTTGGTTGAAAGAAACCCGACTATAACACATCTTTAGACATTGTCAATAGCTTCTGAAGAAATTTCCTGTCGGTACAAATCGATGATTTGTTGGTGGTTGGTCACGTTCCCCCGAAGCATCGAGTAGACTCGGCGCTCGGTTTGGCTCCCACAGATATGCACGATGGTCATTGGGTTGACCTGACCGGGGCGGTCAATACGTGCGTTAGCTTGGAGGTAGGTCTCCACGCTGGTACAGGGAGCGTACCAAATGATTGTGTCGGCTGCTGTAAGGGTAAGCCCGTGTGACGCAGCTTGCGGTTGGATGATAAGCACCTTGATGTTCGATTGCTCTTGGAAGTCCTTCACAATGTCCGAGCGGCGGTTCACAGACACGGCTCCGTTAATTACTTCGCACGTTATGCCGTTCTTAATCAAGTGTTTTTTGAGCATCTCAATGGTGTGCGTGAACGGGACAAACACCAGCACCTTGTTGCTGCTCTCGTCGATGACTTCCTGCACCACGTTCATGCGGTTGGACACATCAAACTCCAGCACCTTGTGGGTGTCGGTGTAGACCGAGCCACAGGAAATCTGAAGCAGCTTGCTCATCTTGGTCGCAGCGTTTACAGCGGAGACTTCTTCGCCTGCTGCCTCTAACAGCATCTCCTTCTTGAGAATGTTGTAGTACTTGGTTTGCTGCGGGGTCAGTGGGGCGTCACGATCAATGTAGGTCAGAGGCGGCAAGTCAATGCAGTTCTTCTTCTCAAACCGAATCGCCGGTTGCAATATGCTGTGTACTGTGTGCTTGGCTGTCGGCTTTGGAATCCACTTGAACTTGGTTAGCTGGTGCATCACCAAGTCGCGGTACTGGCCGTGGAACATCGGCACACCCTTGGGGTTAATCAACTTGCCCAAGCCATACGCATCCATTGGGGACTGTGCCGCTGGCGTACCCGTCAACATCCACAAGCCTTTTACAACTTTGTTAATGTCGCGCAGTGTTTTCCAACGGGTTGTCCGCGCGTTCTTGTAGGCCGAGGCTTCGTCCGCAACGATGAGGTCAAACCCGCCATTGATGATTTCGTTCTTCACAATATCCACGCCGTCAAAGTTGATGATGACAAACTCAGCGCCAGCGTTGATGATTTCTTTGCGCTTGTTGGCACTCCCGTGCGCTATCGATACCGTGCGATGGATAGCAAATTTAAATAGGTCCTGCTGCCATGCTGACTTCATTATCGACAACGGGCAGATTACAAGCACCCGTTTCACAATTCCACGTTGCATCAAATAATCGACCGCCCAGATGACTGAAGCTGTCTTACCCGTACCCTGCTCGTTGAAGCAGAACGCCTTGCGGTTAGTCGTTAGGAACTCGGCGGTTACCTTCTGGTGGTTGAATGGCTCAAATCCGTGAGGGCGCGGCCACTCGTAATTTTCTAAACTCATTGTTGCTCTTTCAATCTAACGCACTCAAAATTTTTATTCACTTCTAACTTTTTGGCTTTGGCAAGGCGGGTAAAGAGAGGGTCTTGTTCTTCTAGCTCTATAGCTTCAAGCGCTACCCACTTTCTGCCAAACAGCAAAAGCCAAATGCCTTCGTCTGTCATTTTTTCTTTGGCTTGTTGACTTTGACGGTGTGGTCAGAATTGCGGCTGAACGAACGGTTGGCGCTCGGAGACTTCAGCTTCAAGTTGCTCGGCGCGTTAGTGCCGCCTTTGCTCAGCGGAACCGTGTGGTCAATGTCCTTACCCGTACGATCGATGCCTTTTTTATCCATCTCGTTACGGGCACGTTGGCGGTCCATCCGTGTGGGTAGTTCGCCCCGCTCAACTTGTTGGGCGTACTCTTTTTTGTATGGACGGGGTTTGTTTACGTATGGCATGGTTTAACTCCTGTTGTATTCACATTGTTTGACCGCGCAGAATCGGCAGAGAGGGCCGCTCACTGGATTCCACACCCCATTTTCTAACGCCGCCTCGATTCTTGCAACATCTTGGCTAGGCTTCTCCATGTACTTGGCTACCATCTCGGCATGGTGCGTAGCCTTGACGAACTCCTTGCTGACCACGAACAACAGGGCCGACTTGACTTTCTTAATCTTGGGGTACTTCTTGAAGATGGCCGTGGCTACCAAATCAAGCTGCTTTACGTCAGCATAGCGAGCGTTCTTGCTAGTTTTGTAGTCCACCGACCACGCTAGCTCTTTGTCCTCGTCCAGCACAACCAAGTCGGCGATGCCACGCCACCATGCTTCAGGTGCGTCAAACGCGCATGGCTCAAGGTCTTTGGTCAGGCCGAGTTGTTCTTCACAAAGTTTGATGCCGGGAATGGAAGCTAGAGCATCCAGCGTATCCCTAAGATATTCAAACGCGGGAGGGATCGGAGTTTTGTTGCTTATGTATTCTTCCGCAACTGTGTGCGCCGACTTGCCGTACAGCGTAGCCGTGGTGTCGGGCTCTTTAATGTCCTTGGCTACCTTGGTGTGGTAGTACTTCTTCGGACACTGTTGGAACGTCTTTAGGCTACTGAAAGACCATTTAATACTCATTTTGTTCCTTGTTGTCCGTGTTCAAATCTTGCGGCTCGGGCGGCGGCGTACGCTTCGTACACCTTCGGGTAATACCTAGGCGCGTGAATTTGTTTTGTGTCGATGCCCCAATTGTCTCTTTCAACGTCAAGCCCATACACGGGGGCTGCATCCATCATGTTGCTGAACGGGCTGTCTTCGATGACAGATACCTGACCTCCATTGAAAAACGCATAGGACTTGCACAACCCTTTGTGGTGTTGCAGGATTGGGTGTAGGTAGATTTTGCTCGTTGACGCCTCTGGAATTTCGGACAGCAAGAGCAGACCACGTGCCTTCCCACGCGAGTCTGCAAAGCCCGGCAGGATACCACCGTAGTCGTGCATATTCGAATACCGCTGCCAATCTTTCTTCAGCGTGTTCACATCGCCTTTAACCTCTACGTAGATACCTCCACCACCCCAGCGTTCTGGCAAAAAGAAGTCGGGCAGATAGCGTTCTGTTTTACACACTTGCTCCCCGCTCTTCTCGTCGTAGTGGTCGTGCACCTCGCACTCAAACCCTTGGTCTTCGTACTTCCACTCGATACCAAGCGTGTCAAAAAACACAGCCCACCGTGCTTCCAAGCGTGAGCGGAAGTGGTAGCCCTTGTAGAAGGTTTCGATTGCTTTAATTTGATTCATCTTTGACGCTCCTGCATGTCTCTAATCGAGTTAATCATTAGCTTCGTTTCTGCCATTGCAATGAAGCCCTGCTCAATCGCCTCGGCAAACTTCTTTTCTAGCATCGCTTCGTGCGCCGCCTTCAGCGCGTTCTCGGCCAACATGCAAGGCCGTGCGTAATCAACAATCGCCATACGATTCTCCATATCCAGATTCACAGTTAAGGGGTAGCTCCAGACCCCACTTGGGCCTGAGACGCATGCAGATTTCGACGTATTCTTGCGCGGTAGCAACCTCGGCGGTTGGCACGATACAGGCTATCGCATCATGCACAGTCATCACAACTCGGTACTTCTTTGCAATCATCAACATCTGGTCGCCAATGATAATTCGGGCCAAGGCTTGACACACGTTCTCGATCAGCTTCCCGCCGTAGATGCGGTTGGGGATGATAGCTCGGCCTTTCTTTGTGTCGTACACAACCTCGACCCTGTCTGTTTCTTCATCAGTTTTCTGGCGCATGTTGGGGTAGCGGATGTACAGGCCGTTGGGCAAGCGAACGCCGTCTTTGCCTTCAATCTTCAGAACACCGCCATGACCTAACATTGTTAGCTGCCCCCTCAGAATTGCTTCAATCGCGGTGTTCGCCTCTTTCCACAGCGCAGTAATTTTTGGGTACGTTGCGCGGTAAGTGTCAATAATTCGCTTTGCTTCTTCGAGCGTAATTTCAATACCAAAATTCTTAAGTTGAGCTTGGAACTTCGCCGCACCCATCCCGTACCCACAACCAAGGATAGTGGTCTTACCAACGAATCTCTCGTCCTTCGTGATGTCAGCCACTGCTTTTCCGTAAATCGCTGACGCCATGATTTTGTAGACATCTTCACCCCTATCAAATGCGTCAACTAAATCGTCTTGGCCAGCTAGCCATGCCAGCGTACGGGCTTCAATCTGCGATGAGTCGGAGTCGATCATCATGTATCCCGCAGGTGCGAGGATTGCTTTTTTCAGTGGGGAATTGCGCGGAAGGTTCTGGAGGTTTACGTTGTCAGCCCCGCCCCATCGACCCGTGTGGGCAGCGTAGTAACGGAGGGGAACTGGCATTGACCCTCGTCTGGCGATACCGATAAACCTCTCGGTCCGGGTCTCTTCGATCGTAGACTTCGTACCTAGTCGGGCGGCGACTAAGGCTTGCACGGTTGTTTTCTCATGCTCCAGAAGCGCCTTGAAATCCTCATCGGTCTTTGAAAAGGCATAGGTCTCCTTTCCCGTGGTGGCGCTGATCTTCAT